CGTCGCCTTGGTGTTCGCATTCTTCCACATGGTCTTCGCGCGCTTCGTCGCACTCTCAAAACCGAGAGGGACTTCCGTCACGGATGTAGCCTCTTTGCCTCCAACCTGTCCGGTTGCCTTTACGATGCACCAAACATCGTTGATCTCCTCGACGCGGATGTCGAGGTAGCGCTTCTTGCCGTTTTTGTCGGTAGTAAAAATTGTATTCATATTAGTAGTAGGAATGATACCAGTAGTAAATTATGAAAGGATGGAGCGACTTAAGCCTCCTCCTTTAACGACTGTTCCCTTAAATATGAATACAATCAGTATTGGGGTGATCATCTTAGGTGTAATTTTTTTATATAAACGAAATCTTGAAGTTACGAGGCGCCGTGAACGATCCCGTAGGTGAGACAATCGTCGAAGTTCAAGTAAATATCCTTGCGCATGAATTCATCGAGCGTCTCCTTGGGAATCTCAGTCTCAGACCTGTAGATTCCCTTGATCGTTTTCATAATTTTTTTGCATGTTTTCATCTCATCCTTGAGTTCGTGATACTTTCCAAAGAATCCAGTGGAAAGTTGGTGAATCAACACGAACGAGTGTCGACTCATGAGTCGTTTCTTACCTCCTAGAAGTAGAAACGTGGCGGCGCTACAACAATTACCCTCAGCTATGCACGTCACGTTGACCCGTGCAGATCTGAGTGTATCCATGGCACTCAATCCAGAGAACACATCCCCTCCTTCACTATGAATATGAACCTGGATGGTAGGTGTATACCCAGGAAGTTCAATAGCCTTTTTGAGTAGATCGACCTCCAGTTTCCTAAACTCCTCCAAAAACGTTAGGATACTCTCACGGTCGATGGCTCCATAGTAGTAAATATCACACCCGACCACACGGACAATATCGTCGCCGGAAGTCTCGTCTTCACTGTCAGAGCTACTCATTGACTATACTACGCAGTTTCTTTTTAACTTTTGCAACTTCGGATGGTTTCAATTTGTTCCCGAGTGCGAGATGATTCATGATATCAAAATCAAGAGGTGTGAGTTTATATTCGATTAAAGGATCTAGATTCCCAGCGATCGCGTATTGTCGTATGAGTCCCAGCTCTTCTATAGCCAGTTTTGTCGTGTGCCGCCCTTGTATGTTTTTAAGTTTATTGTACCGCATCTTATAGTTACCATATTTTGTCCACGTACTACCGGGTTGAATTTTTTCAGATTTCAATGGTTCTCCGAGGTTATGTTTAGGCACAGCCATTCCACACGTTATGTAGTATGGCATGTAGTTCCACTCACCTTTATACATTACAGAATCATATATATCCGCGAGCGATAATGAATCTACTATCGGTACGACGTTGGCATCTTTTGAATTCAGATAGTTTCCATGTATGACATCCACTACGTGACCGTGTTCGTGGACAGTTTGGTTCGTGTCAAAACTCCCACCTTTATGACACAAAATATCGAGTACTATATCTTTCGACGTTTTAAATACATCCTTTTCATCTGAAAAGTTCATATAATCGTAAAAATTGCGTATATTTCCTTCACACTTATCAGCGGCGAACCTGGCTCTAGGATTCCCACACTCTAAAGAAAATATCTCATCCGCGGAACGTTTCGGTACGATTATGAGTTTAAAATTCGGTAACATATGGATAGATGTAGATGTCACGACGACCGATCCTTTCGTGATCTTTTCATTCGTATCAGAAATCTTATCTATGATTTGCTTGTGACCGTATACACTCGAATCGTACCCATCTATTAACACGTGATGAGATGTGTCACCTATCAGGTTCAGAAAAGTACTCTTTTTTTGAAAGAGTTCGGAGTGTAACTCGATAGTATTACTTGCATTGAGTAAACAGTCTACTATAAATGTCTTCCCCGAACCGGTAGGACCGCATATGAACACGTTTTCCCCTCGCGCCAAAAATTTTTCCAACAGGGAAATTTCTTTATCATGGAGCGTCGGTGGTCGCTCCTTTTTTTGTGGGATTATTTTAATGAAGGAGTCCATCACTGATGAGTTCACTGATCAAGCTTTAGATATTTTTTTGGAAAGTGATACACTTCAGGCAAGGATCATAGAACCAATCAAAAGAAAGGTTTTTCCTTATTTGATATGTATCGGTCTCTTTAATCTGATATTATTCATCATGTTAGCGTATGTGGCTAGGAAGATTTCGGGTCCTCGATGACCACCTCGACGTCTGATCTCGGAGTAACGTCACCTGTTCGTATAGCTCCAAGCTCCTTTTTTAACTCATCGCGCATCTCGTCTTCCGAAATAAACATATCGATAGGTTGGATATGCATGATCTCTGGTTTGAAGAATTCGGAATCGTCGGGGAACTGCTTCTCGAACGCCTGAATAATGGAATACGGAAGGGGTGGTGACTGCTCGATAAGCCTGTCGTACTCGGCTCTGCACGTCTCTATCATCACAGAACCGTCACAAGAACGTTCTTGGATGGGGAGAGAAAGCTCTAACCGAATTGTACGCGAAAGCTTACCGTACTGCAGTGACGCAACCCTGCAACCCTCCATTAATTCATTAATTTTGAGAAACTGCATAATGGTAGCTATAATACCTGCAATCAAGTTAAGACCGCCAATCATGGCTGGTGCCGAACCTCTTACACTTTCTGGAAACGACTGCTGCGCAAAGTTAGCTGTACCCGTGATCGTAGACAACACGATGACTGGTAACGTAAAACGCATACTCTGTTTCTTGAACACGAGATATGCATGATTGTGCATGTATCTGTAACAGGCCGACGCTTCACCCCAAGTTTTCAATATCTTTTCCTGTGAAGGATGCCAAACTCGTTTTACCTTTTCTTTGGGTTGGGCCTTTTTCTTTTCTTTGTCCATACTAATAGAGATGAATATTATATTTTTCATCCACGTCCTTCTCTTCCTCGTGATGATAGTAATACCATTTACCGCGGATGAAGTGATCCTGTCTCTTTACTCACTTCTCATACCTTTTCTGTTTTTTCACTGGGCAACGAACGATGATACATGCGCTCTCACAGAGATTGAGATGAAACTCACCGGTAATAAGAAGGAGGACACGTTCTTCGGGCGTTTGGTAGGACCGATATATAAACTCGACAATACCACATCGGGTCTCATTCCTAAATTTTTGTTCCTCGGTTTATGGTTATTCGTCCAGCATAGATTGAAAAGAATACCATACGCAGAACGTGTCGACCTTTCGGGAATCTTTTCTAAGTTATATAAATGAAGAAAGGGAAGTCTAACACACCCGCATTACTGATAATGTTGGTACTCGTCGCCATCATTTTTTATCTCATCACGCGGTTACAGGATCCCAAGGTTGTCAAGGTTCCCGTACCAACACCCATGGTTCCCCCGCGTCGGATCACGAGTATTCGTCGATCGCCCGAATATAGAGACCCCCCAGTCAAGTTGTATAAGCCCGGTGACGTGCAACAAATGGGCGTTTTATTAGGAGAAAACGAGGAGACCCTCCCCTTATATGGAAAAGAGGTGAGAGGGCGTCGAGATCAGTATCATTACTACACATCGACACCTGGGAATCAGATTTACTCTATTCCCGTGACAGTCGGCGACCGTGATTGCATGGATGATCTAGGATGCAAGGAGTTATACGGAAACGAATCTGTGAATGTCTTGGGTAAGGCGGCCCCTTATCAGGCTAAGCTTTATAGGACCGATCACTTTTTTTAATCTTGGTATATATAAATGGTTGACATAAGAACAAAAGCCCGGAGAAAGGGTATCCGTTTAACAAGAGACAACCAAGGTAAACGCGTAAAAAAGACGAATGAAGATTTACGAAAGGAGATTAACTTACGCAATTTAGCTGTGATGAAAAATCGCGTAACTCAAGCTGCCGCTACTATGCGCACGTGTCGTCAACTCGTTAAGAATCGATGCACGTGTGCCACGAAGAAAACGAGTCCAGTGCGCCCCCCTCCACCACCTCCACCACCTCGGCGTATGCCGATGGCCCGTCCAGCTCCCATCGGACGTCCCACGATGCCTAGAAATTTACTTACACAGCTTCAAAAGAATTTAAATCGCCGTGGTCTTAGACAAATCGCAAACCGAAACGCGAGGACATCAATCGCTTAGCTCCAGTCATACTCGGTTTAGACCACAATAGCCACCTAGACCAGAATCCAGCTGTTTTTAAACCAGCTTTAGACCACGTTTCACCCATACGTCCATGGCGTGCGAGATATCTCTTCATACGCGATGGATCTTTATGGATCGTATAATCCGAATAGCCCGCACCTCCAAAATCTACATGCGAACCATCTTCGAAAGTAACCCTGTACTTCTTTTCGGGATTTGGACTCTTTCTGAGCGTTACCTTCATTATTATATGTGAAGAAAATTTTGTGTTTTCTTTTCATATTTATAGTATATGCCCACGTACGTTTGGACACTCATCGCACTTTGGGTACTGTTTATTTTAGCTGGAAACTCTATGCGCGATCCACCCAATAAGTACGATTACCCGTCTATCCCCATCGAGAAACTTGACGTGTACAATACACCCATAGACATCAAGAAAGAGCGCGTGCGTCAGGAACCGAAGAAACCCGAATACACTTTCAGCCCAGATTCATATGACCGCTTTGCCACTTTTTAATGTAGCGGAATACTAATATGCAAATAGCTGTGATAGGTACGAGTCTGTTAGGACTCGCTGTATTGGGTTCTATAGCCAATACGTTTAATCCTCGTGCGGAAATGTCTCGCGCCCCTTCTATGCCTCTCATAGCAGGTGACTCTGATTCTGACTCTGATGTCAATGAAGAAATCATAAAGTCGGCAATACAGCATAGACGTGAATATCCCACATTAAGCCACGCACCAAGTGACTATTTCCCCGCGGAAGATTATCGTAAAGATAAAACACTGCGTATAAAATTTATAAACTTACTAGACAAACGTGTTAAATTCACAATACACCCCGTCACGTGGTCGAGATGGTTTTTGAGTGCTTTTAAATGTATGATACCCACCCCCGTTGGAAGCATAGGTGTCGAAGGTGACGTAGAGAAGGAGACTATAAAAAATAATGAAGTCCGATTAGCACCTATTTCAAAACTGAAAAGGCGTCTACCTGATATTTGTGAGTTCCCTATACCATGTAAAAAAGTCTACGTTTCGATGTACGTAGATGGGTCACCGGTATTTGTAGATCGCAAAATGAAAGCGTTCGATACGTTTATTTGTAGATCCCATACAGGAGTTCGTGCATAAAGAATAAACGCCATGAGTAATCATGGATCAAGAAATTACGAACCTCATTAATCAACTTCACGATCTTCGTGAGGATTGGCACATGATCGAAGACGAGCACAGAAATCATTTAGATAGGTTTGACAACGTTACACGCGAAGCAACCGCATTAAAGGTCATATTAGGAATCTCATGGGTCATTAATGGTATCATCGCATGGCTTATCATGGACACGTCGACGGGTGAAACTGTCACTATTGAACCCACTTATTTTAATCATACATAAAGAACAAGTACTATTTAAATAAAAATGGTTAAGAAAGACGACGTTGCGTTCACTTCATTGCCATACGCTGAACGTATGAAAATGTATACCGAACAGAAAAAGTGTGCAACCGAAAAAGCTATGAATGGTGAAAAAATTGTGTACAAGTCTACTAACAACCCCGAAAAGTTCAAAGAGTTTCTCGAGAATCGCCTCGAACTATGGGACTCTCTTAAATCGAACGTGGTCGAGAACGGACGATTGAAGAAAGGGTTTACGAACAGATATCATGAGAAGATGTACGAGAAGACGAGGGAGATCATACAGAATCTACCCTGTTAAGTTCGTCATCTTGATAGGACATGTCTTTACTTTTTCTTCTGTGTGTTATATTCGAAAAAGCGCCTAACCATCTATTAACAGCTCGTTTTGAAGCGATAACAGAATTTGTTTCATCGTTCACAACGATACTGAGCCCATTGCACACATCTGGTTTATTAGGTTTATCAGGAAACTGAACTTGAAATGCCTGTATAGAAACCGATGGAATATCCGGTGCCTCGTCCAACAACCGGTCATACTCTTCCCTGCATTTCATCATGAACTCCACAACAGGGACCCGATGTTTCACGTCCAGTGATAACTCCATATCTATATTCCTATAGAACTTAGACCATTGTACACACATGGCAGAATGTGCCTCTGATAAGCTTAAAGCCTGACTGAACTTGGATATACTCGTTAAAATTCCCGCCAAAACATTGAGGAAGGCAAAGAAATATTGGATGATCATTATACGAGTTTTCGTCTCACTACTTACTCCATCATTACCACTCGGATTTAATACCGCAAAACCACCCACACCCGTAATAGAAGCTATCACGATAGACGGATACGCGAGCCAATCATTCTGTTTTTTATAAAAAAGACGAGAATGGTTATGGAGCCAGCGATACCCCGCCCCCTTTTCGGCCCAGCGAACTAATAGTTTTTCTTGCTTTTCGCACCACAAACAACCTACCTGTTCATCTAGTGAATTTTTTTCAGACATGGCCTGTGCTTATGTTATGTTCAGATTATTCTGAAATTCTTGGGCAGTTGAACGCGCTAATTTATCGACAAGTTCGTTCTGGTAATTTCCGTTATGTGCTTTTACCCAACGCCATTCTACGATTTTTATAGACTGAACGACCATATCAAGGGTTTTCCACAATTCTTTATTTTTTACTTGAGTCCCAGATGCTGTCGTCCATCCATTACGTTTCCAGTTCTTGATCCACGAAGTGATACCATTCTTCGTATAATTGCTATCCGTAAAAATACGCACTTGGTCTATACCACGCTTTTTACACTCCTGCAAACCTTTAATGATTGCAGTCATCTCCATAATATTATTTGTCGTCTCACGAGATCCTCCAGTTAATCTGAAATCAGATGAAATCACACCCCATCCCCCGGGTCCGGGATTTCCCAAACAGCTTCCATCTGTATATATCTCAATCATATTCTTACTTATCGTCTATCTTTTATATTGTTAGGGATAGGAGGATATTCCGATGCCCTTTTAGGCGTCTTACAAATCGTATCACCACAATGGTCCCGATTTTGATACACGGAATTTATAGATGCTGACATTTCACTACAATTTTTAAGTGACCATCGACCGAGCACCGGTTTTTCTACTCTTAACAACATATCAAAGATTTTTTTAATCATAGGTTATACATGCGTTTTTCTTTTATACCTCAATAAGTGTGTGCTGTCCAAAATAATTGCGTTGCGCCATGAGAAAAGACATAGAAGTTTTTTGTTGATGAATAAAATCATATTGGTTAATAGCTGAGTGGACAGCTGGACATGGAACACCCGCAGTCATGCAATGCAAAGCAAAAATACGAGCATCCAGAATATGCTTATCCATTATGCCATGAAGTTCGCTCGCAATGAGCGGACATTCGATGATAGTACCCCTTGACCACGCGTTAATCACGTCAGGTTTACTCGCATTTCGCGTTCTCATTAAATCAAATCCTTCTAGAAGGGAAGCGGCAAATGTAAAACGTAAAGTATTCATACCGACAATGGGTTTAAATGAGGCAGTAATCTTCTGTTTTGTACGAACAGACTTGATATATTTACTCGTAATTCTCGTATTAACAGCCGAGTTTATGACGGGTGTGGGAATTTCATATTCCAAACCCACTTGAGAACACCATAGTCCCGTATTATTCATTTCGGCGACATCGGAAATCTTACTCATATCATAATTCTCGAGTACCTTCAGAGCAGATCGCACAATGTATCCGTCCATATCAGTACCTATAGCATGCTCTAAACTCTTTTGCATACGATCGTCGTCATGATCACAATACGCATATAGATCGGCCACGGCTTGTAGCATGCCATATTCAACGCCGTTATGGACCATCTTTGTAAAGTGACCAACACCAAAGTCTTCACCCATGTAGGTGTGTCTCTTGGCAAATTTAGATAGGAGTGGTTTGTGCATTTCGTACGCACTTTTAGTACCTCCGATCATTAGAGCGGGACCCGTTCGAGCACCCTCTGCTCCCCCGGAAAGTCCGGTTCCTAGGTAGTTTACCTTTCGCGACTTACACCTAGACCCACGAGTTCTGGAGACTCTATAATACTCATTTGAACAATCTACAATCGTATCATTAGGTCTCATGTGTTCGAGTAGGATTCTAACAGTATCATCTGTCGCCTGTCCATGAGGAAGAGCCGTGAAGATAACACGCGGCCATTTCATAGCATCTACCATTTCACCGATAGATTCATGACCAAACACATTTTCAGATTGTTCCTCTAATGCGACAACCTTAGATTGTGTTTTATTATACACGTGCAGCTTTTGCTTTTCCTGAATATTCAGCGCAAGATTTTTCCCGATAGAACCTAATCCGATTACACCAACAGAACTCGCCATTCGTAATCTATATTCTACCGATTTATTTAAGCTGCTTAAAACTTATTTCATCATATAAGATAGATGCGTCCTGTGATGAGTTTATCTGTACCACGTATATTCCGTGCACCGAATATTAAGGTGGATAATTCAGAGCAACCCGAATACAAACCCAGGTCTTATAGTCAGTTTCTCAAAGGTCTCGAGAAGAAAGAGCTTCCACAGGTCCTCGTACGACCTGCTAAGAATCAGGCGGTCTTCACCGAAGAGAATGGGGATTATGGAGATGTCGCAATCGTTCAATCTGATATGTTTTGGGATAAACTACTCGAAAGTGGTGCAAACGTAAACATAGACAATACACAGCCACAGAATCTCGCCGAAAATGTTATTGTAGGATTTTTCGTGTTATACGCTTTTACCATGTTCCGTGCTATATTTGGAAGTAAAGACGGAGGTGGGATGGGGATGCCCAACCCCTTTCTTAAATCAGCAGACTTCGCCATGGAAGAGAATGTGGAGACACGATTCTCTGATGTAGAGGGTATTGATTCTGCTAAATATGAGCTCGAAGAGATCGTCGACTTTTTGAAGAAACCCATGCGGTATTCAGGTAGTGGGGCTAAAATCCCCCGAGGTGCTCTTCTTTCGGGATCACCCGGAACCGGTAAAACACTTCTCGCTCGAGCGATTGCGGGTGAGTCGAACGTTCCTTTCATTCAGTGTTCGGCAGCGAGCTTTGTTGAAATGTTCGTGGGTGTGGGAGCTAAGCGCGTACGCGAACTCTTCGAACAGGCACGGACGAATCAGCCTTGTATTGTATTTATAGATGAGATAGATGCCGTGGGTAAAAAGCGTGCAGGTGGATCCATGCCCGGTAATGATGAGCGTGAACAGACGATTAATCAGCTTCTTACAGAGATGGATGGGTTTGATGAGAACACGGGGATCGTCGTGATTGCAGCTACTAACCGTAGTGACATTTTAGATGAAGCTCTTCTTCGACCAGGTAGATTCGATAGAAAGATTCAAGTCACTTTACCGAGTGTTAAAGGTCGTAAGAAGATTCTTGGAGTACACGCTCGAGGCAAGAAGCTCGATAAGAACGTGAGCCTTGGAACTCTCGCGAGACAAACGACGGGATTTTCGGGTGCTGAACTCGCTAATCTATTGAACGAGTGTGCGATTCGTGCCGTGAGAGAGGGAAATGGTACCATCACCGAGGCTATCGTAGATGACGTGTACCAGAGACTTATTGTAGGAGCAAAGGGTGACACGACGTTTACGGGTCATAAGAAAGAGGTCATCGCCTTTCATGAAGCGGGGCACGCTATCACGGGTGCAGTCATTCCCGGCTATGATCGCGTGCGTAAAGTTTCCATCATTCCTAGGGGTGCAGCTGGTGGTGTGACCTTCTTCCAGCCTTCGGAAGAAGATGCGGAATCGGCTCTCTACACGAAGCGATATCTTAAGAATCAAATGATCGTGGCTCTAGGTGGGCGGGCGGCCGAGGAACTCATCTTTGGAGTTGATAATATCACCACGGGCGCCTCTTCTGACTACGCACAAGTGTATAAGATCGCCCGGGAGATGGTCACCACGTATGGTCTAGGTGAAAACAATTTCGATTACCGAAACTTATCACCTGCGGCTGCACTAATTGTCGATAAAGAGATTAACGATCTCGTGGACGAGTGTTACAAGCGCTCAAAAGAACTCCTGTCTATTAACATGCTTGAACTGAAACAACTGAAAAATAAACTTATTGAAGATGAACTTGTAGATGGATCGTGGGTGTATGACTTGTTTGGGGGTGATATTTCTTGTAACAGTGTAGACGCATGGGATGATGAAAATGTTTCTTGTACGTTCGATTGAGGTGTCCGACCGGTCGGACACCTTGCGAAATTAAGACCAAAAAAAAGCGTTACAAAAACGAGGGGGAGTCAAAAAGTAAAGAACCTTCATTTTTAAAAAGTGTGTACGAACAATTTTTAAAAGTGAATTTTTTGATATTTTGCAAATACTTCGTATGAGTATTTAGTTGGAGAAGGCAAGGCCGCCCATACCGGATTGGATGCGGAGGACGTTGTAGTTCACGGCGAACATGTTAAGGTTCTGCGCGGTGGCACCAGCCTTGGTCTTGATAGCGACCTGAGCGTTGTCGATGCGCGAGAAGTTGCACGTACCGGTCGGTTGATGCTCCTCGGGCTTAAGCGCGAAGGAGTACGCATACACACCGGGCACGGGGGAACCAGTGTGGTGCTGGAAGGGCTGGACGGAGTTGAAGTACTTGCCAGACTGCTCCTTGAAGCGGTCCTGGCCGTTGAGCACAAGCTTGAAGGTGTCGACGGGGCCTCCGACCTCCTCGGTCCAAAGGGAATCACCGGCGGCGAGCTTGAGCTGGGGAGAGCCCATAGCCGAGGGGGTGATGAAACCGGCGGTGCCGGCGATCGCGGCAGCGTTGGAAGTAACGGTCTGCGCGGTGGAGGTGAAGTTCCAAAGGTTGGAACGAGACACGGAACCGTGGTCGGCGCAGAAGACGAGCTCCTTGACCGGGTGGTTGTAGGAGAGGCGGATCTGCTTGGTGTTGCCGGCAGTCGCGAGGGCATCGGTGCCGGTGTGCTGAACCTGCTCAATGAGGTACTCGTGTCCTTTCTGCGCAAAACGCCTACGCTCCTCAGTGTCGAGGTAGATGTAGTTGGCCCAGACCTTGAAGGTGGAGTCATCCGTGTAGAGGGAGAACTCAGACGACAGGTCAAAATCGAGCCTGCACTCGTGATACTGGAGGGCAATGAGAGGAAGAGCGAGACCAGGGTTCCTGTTGAAGAAGAAAATCAGAGGAAGGAACATCTGACCGGAGTCGACCGCGGGGGTGGTCATCTTACCCCAGGTGAGCTTCTTGGACTCATCGAGGTAGAGCTCGGAGTAGAGACGCCACCAGCGCTGGTAGTGTTTGTCAATTCTCTGACCTCCAATTGATAACTCTACATCCTTGATCGCGCGCTCAGCGGCCCAGCAGTCATCGTTGACGTCACCGGAAGTAACGACAATGGTGCCCTTAGCCTTGAGCTCGACATACATGTCGGACACGAGATCGCCATTACGGGCGATCGTCACGGAAACGCGGCCGGAGTCGGAGGCAGTACCGTTCACGGTCTGCTCGATGTTCTCCATAGCGAAGTTAGTGTGGCGCTTGTAAACCGCCTGGAAGAAAGTAACCTTGGGGTTACCAGTGAGATAAACGTCTTGGGCGCCGTAGGCTACCAGTTGCATAAGACCGCCAGCCATTTTGAGAGTAGTTGTACTATAAGCAGAGAAAATAATTTTGGCTAAAGTGCGAAATTTCGCACTCGATTTTTCCTGGACCTACCATAAATGTCTACACAGCCTGAGACGATTGACCCCGATACCGAATCCGAGTCCGAATCCGAATCCGAAATTTTGCCCGACCAGGAGGTCGAGGGGGTCGATCTCACCGAGTACGACCCTGAAGACTTCCCCGAGGACGACGATGATTTCTCCCCTATGGAGAACTTACTCGGTCAGACTCTCACCACCCCCGATGGCGATACCGTCTGCACGGCTCTAGTCTATATTGGACAGCAGATGGAAATTCAGAACAAAATTTTTATCAAACTTCTCAACACCCTTCAGAAGAAAAATGAGGCTTAGAAAAATGAATCCTAATATTATAAATGCAGGGTCCGGTGCACACCATCGACGACACGTGCAATTTTCATGATCATAATAGCACTTTCTGGACTGAGAATATTATGAAAATGGATATAGATCAGCTAATGAAAATTATTATTCAGCCTAGCGAGAAGAGACTGAGAATCAACGACAAACTCACTGCAACCGAGTCTCTTCACATAGGTTTTGACATATTTTTTGACTCTTCACAACCTAGGGACGCTGGTGGATGTCCACCAGCTATCGATATTGGGGAGGTCGAACGTACCCGTACTTTCATTATCGAACGCCTCTGCGAGGCATACCATCGCGCGCGCACTCTCGAGAAAGATGCTGAATGTGACTTCGACGATGACGACATCAAAGAAGTCACCCTGGCGACTCGAATTAACCGAATGATCGATCGTGTACAGGACGCCTGGAGACTCACATTTAGCGTTTTCCGTATCCACGACTTCTCAAACAATCCTAACGCCGTACCCGTAGACCCAGAGTCTGATCCGTCTATTTTCAGGAACTCGACGATTAAGGATATTCAAGAGTTGAAGCCGTATCAGCAGGCTATGTTACAGTTACTCAAGGATTTATACGATCGACAGATTAAGAGATACAAAGATAATTGCTGTAGGGAGATTAAGACGAAGGATGGTGCAAGTACTCGAGCATGGGAGGTTTTTGAGAGTATTCAAGATTATGTGTATTCAGCCAGCAAAAAGGAACAGTTATACGAACTATGGAAAAATATGACTATGAGTCCTTCTACGCATGGTGATCTTATTCGTCACCTTTCCAAGACGAAGGATATGCAGTTTCCAGAGATTAGAAAGCATCGCCAGGTCTGGTCTTTTACCAACGGCATCTTCATCGGCAAGGAGCTCGTACCCGATAAGTCCACGGACGATGAAAAGTTTTACCGGGCTGTCTTCTATCCGTACACGTCTAAAGAGTTTAAGACGCTCGACAAAACTATTGTCAGCTGCAAATACTTCAACCAGGAGTTTAACAACTACAACGACGTTGATTGGAGAGAAATCCCTACGCCTAACTTCGATAGGATTCTTACGTATCAAAAGTTCGATAAGGACGTGATCGAGTGGATGTATATCCTGTGTGGACGTTTGTGCTTCGATGTGAACGAGATTGACAAGTGGCAGTGTATCCCATTCCTTAAGGGTGTAGCCCAGTCTGGTAAGTCTACTATCATTACGAAGGTGTGTCGTAAGTTCTACGAAACTGAAGATGTGCGAACACTCTCGAACAACGTTGAAAGGAAGTTTGGTTTGTCATCCATCTATGATTCGTACATGTTCATCGCACCGGAGATCAAGGGTGATTTGGCGCTCGAGCAGGCAGAGTTTCAGTCTGTAGTTTCGGGTGAAGACGTTTCTATCGCTGTGAAGCATGAAAAGGCTAAGACGTTCGTGTGGAAGTCTCCGGGTATTCTGGGTGGTAATGAGATTCCCGGATGGAGAGACAACTCTGGCAGCGTTTTGCGACGTCTCATCACGGTTGACTTCAGAAAAAAGGTTAAGGAAGCTGATCCAACCCTAGAAGATCGTCTCGAGGAGGAACTCCCGAACATTCTACAAAAGTGTGTACGCGCGTATCTCGAGAAGGCGCAGGCGCACAAGAACGACGCTATTTGGAACATTCTTCCCCCGTACTTCGAAAAGGTGAAGACACAGGTTGCGGCGGCTGTCAGCCCCCTACTGAGTTTCATGGAATCGCCGCATATTGAATACGGCGATGATAAGAAATGCCCCCTGTCTTTCTTCAAGGATGAGTTTGCTGCTTTCTGTATGAAAGAGGGTAAGTCGAGAACAATCAATTCTGATATTTGGGCGGGTCCTTTCGGTGAGCGCGGCATCAGTGTAGAAAAACTCAAAGAAAATGAGCTTAGCTTATATACGAGGTGTGGCATCACACAGCAGCAGCCTAAAACGGGTACAGAACATAGGAACTCTATGTGGGTCATCGGTCTCGATATTGTCAACGTGACTCCTCAAGAAGTGGAGCCACAGCAGCAAGTGCACACGGAGACGTCAATTTCTACACAGACGATAGTTGACACGGATGGACAGGAATTAGATGATTAAAATGTTTACTTAATATATGGGTTTATTCAACGAGTTTGAAAAAAATAATAATTCTTCGCCTACTGCCCAAAACCTGATACGACAGGCCCCTTATCTCACGAACCGCGAAAAAAATAGTCTACGAGCCAATGCGACTCGATTAAAACAAAACAACATACAAGCACGAATACAGAGAATGGTTGGTAACAAGCTGAAGGCTGCCGATCTCTCAAAGATGAAGA